CCAACCTCGAATGTACCATCCAATACATTTCTCGTAGTAATCACGGTGTTATTATATCTGGATTTAATCCAGTCATCAATCTCAACTTGTCTTATTGGCCAACCCTGTCTTCTTATCTTATCATTCAAAAGATAGAATGTCCAATAGTAGCTTACATCGCCATAAAGTTTAAATGAAAGTTGATCCGGTCTTTCGTCTACGATATCATAGAAGTTGTAGAAGTCTACGTTATCTTTAATATCATCAATGATATCCACATAGGCAGAAAGATCTTGGACGAATGTAAAATCTACTTCGTTTCCGAACTGATAGGATACACCTGGAAATTCTTTGAAAAACATTAGTAGCCTGCCTCGATATCTTTTTTCGATAGTGCTCTTGGTTCGCCGAAGTTAAGAGTAAGATCTACCTCTGATGGTTTACCATCTACGTGCCAACCCATGCTAGATGGGTTATATGTGGTTTGCACACTGATAAGATTCGAATCAAGGAATTTGGTAGCCACTGGCTTACCGTTATAGGTCATTCTGATTCTAAACTTATTCGGGAAGATATAACCAACGGAAACATTCTGTGGTCCTTCTTGATACACCTCTGAACGTATCATTACCTACAGTTTCAGCAAGACGCACCGCAGCAAGACCCGCAAGTTGTGTTCCAAGTCCTGTTCTATTTGTAAGAAAATCCGAAGCGGATCTACCAGCTTCAGCAAGTGCTCCACTAATTGCTTCAGTAACGCTTTTTCCTGATTGTAAAGCTGTCAGGGCACTTGCACCAATAATACCTAGATTTATTCTTTCATAGTTAACTTGATCAGCAACAACAATTGCTTGTGGTAAGTAAAGAGTAACAGGACCAGAAGCATTTTGTCCATATGTAGTAAGCGGAACCGAATATGATTTAGGAGATGGAGCTGTTGCACCAGAAGACCTCATGCCTGGTTCCCCCGCCCCGCCTTCACCGTTGAACTGATCAACCCCAATAGCTTCCAGTAGATTACCAGCAGTAATCTGAGCAGCATCCACATATCTTTCGACTATGGGGATAAAGTGGATTTTACCTGGATATTGGTCGACATTTTCGTCTAATGGATATCTCATTGTAGACCTTATAAATATTCGAAATCTTATCGTTATTTATATGGAAAATGATGGCTTATTCTGGAAAATATAAAGTTAAAAACCCACACAAATATAAAGGGGATCCCACGAATGTGGTGTATCGTTCTCTCTGGGAGAAATACTGTTTTAAATGGTGCGATGAAGATACGAATGTAAAGTCTTGGTCAAGTGAAGAAGTTGTCATACCATATTTCTATGAAGTGGATAAAAAATATCATCGATACTTTATGGATCTGAAGATAACATATACAAATGGGGTTACAGTCCTTGTAGAGATTAAACCAAAGAAAGAAACTGCTCCACCCATTTTCAATGGTAGAAAAACAAAGCAGTACATTAATGAAGGTCTGACCTATGTAAAGAATATGAACAAATGGGCTGCTGCACAGAAGTTTGCAGCAGATAACGGCTGGGGGTTTGAGATTTGGACTGAGGATACGCTTCATAAGATGGGCATTAAACCGAAGTCAACAAAACCATTGAAGCCTTATAAAAAGACCACTAAATCAACATAAATAGCACTGTAAACAAAAAGAGCGTCCATGAGCAATCTATTCTACACTTTAGAAATCGAAGCATTCCGTAAAGGTCTTACTCTTAGGACCCAAGAATCACGAGAGTGGTTTAGAAGAAGAGTTGCGAATCTCAGACCTAATCGTAGTGAGTTGATGAAGGAAGAACCCCTTCAATTAAAAAATCAAGGTGTCGTAGGTAACATGTACATGTTTTTCTATGACCCAAAGACTAAAGATACGTTACCATATTATGATTCTTTCCCGTTAGTGATTGTTGTTGGTCCGGCGGAAGGTGGTTTCTATGGTTTAAACCTACACTACCTTCCGCCTACCCTTCGTGCTAAGTTTCTAGATTCTCTATTAGATGTTACCAACAATAAAATCTATAATGAATCAACTAAGTTTCAAATCTCTTATAATATGCTTCAGCGCGCAGCAAAAATGAAATACTTTAAGCCTTGCTTCAAGCACTATCTAAACTCCCATGTAAGATCTAGATTTGCTATGGTTGAAGCACCAGAATGGGAAATCGCTACGTTCTTACCAACAGCAGATTTCCAAAAAGCAACCAAGGCTCAAGTCTATGCTGACTCCAAAAGGAAAATAAATGGCTAGTATAGAAGAATTAAAAGGCGCAGTCAGTGCCGGCAGTGGATTTGCATTAGCACACCAGTATATGGTTGAACTTCCTGCTTTAGCTGGTACATCTTTAACAGCAAGAGAACGCAATGCACTTTGCAGAGTCACAAGACTACCTGGAAGACAGATCCTTACCAACCAAAGAGAGATTGGTTTAATGAAACAGGCCATGGCTTACGGCTACGCTGTTGAGCCAGTAGGATTATCTTTCCACGTGTTGAATGACTATAAAACCAAGAAGTATTTCGACCTCTGGCAAAATCTTGTGGTAGACCAGAACAGCCAGCAAATCTCTTATCCAAATCAGTATAAGAAGCCCGTTAAAATCTACCAACTACAAAAAGGTAAAGCATTTGACCTGGGGGAAAGAAGCTTTAACATTTTTGGTATTAATATAAATCTTGATTTCGATATCTTAACAAAAGATAAAATCATATATGGGGTAGAGTTAGAAGGGGCATTTCCTATTACCATGAACGGAATAGATCTAACTGATGCGTCAGCAGATCAAACAGTAGAAATTTCTATTGACCTGACTTATAAAAATTGGAAACGTATAGTATAAAATGGAGTTATATCATGGCATTGCCAGTAATTAATGAATCACCCAAGTACAGAGTAAAAATCCCTTCTACCGGAAAAGAAGTATTCTATAGACCATTCTACGTAAAAGAACAGAAAGTTCTTCTTATGGCTATGGAAACCCAAGACCAAGAGTTAATTCTAAAGGCTATGGTTGATACAATTGTTTCTTGTGTAGAAGAAAAGATTGATCCAAATTCGCTTGCGATATTCGACGTCGAGTATATGTTCACTAAGATCAGAACAAAGTCTGTTGGGGAAACTACTGATATTCTTTTAAGATGTAGTGAGTGTGACGAATCAAATGAGGTTAAAGTTAACCTTGACGCTATTACTATCGATGTACCAAGTAAGATTCCAGAAGTTAAACTGAACGATCGGTATACTTTAATAATGAGATACCCAAAGTATACCACTATGACACAGGCCATTAAAGGGAAAGAGAATCTAACATTTACGGATCTTCTTTTTCATTTAGCAATAGGAAGTCTCGATAAGCTTCTTACTGAAGCGGAAGCAATATTATTTGATGATGAATCACTAGAGGAAAAAACCAAGTTCCTGGATAATCTCAATTCAGATCAGTTTAAAGAGATTATGAATATTGTACAGAACATGCCTAAATTAGAGCATGATGTAAAATTTAAATGTAAAAGTTGTACCCACGAAAACACTCAGACCCTCCAAGGTATTCAGGATTTTTTTTAATAAACCTCTCTCATGAAACACTGATTAATTATTATCAAACGAATTATCAGTTAATGGAAAATCATCATTATTCTTTACTTGAACTTGATATGATGATACCATGGGAGAGAGAAGCCTACGTGACTATGTTAATAGAAGATTTGAAACAGCGTGAGAATGCAAGAAAGAACAATTTATAAAAGTTAGTCGAGGAGCCGAATATGGCAGTTACTTTATCAGATATTAATGCTACTCTCGAAGGTATGAGAGAAGAGCAGGAAAGAACTACAGAGGTTACTCGGTCTCTTGTCGATAAAATTTCTGCGCAGATGGAAGTCACCGAAAAGACAAATCTAAGATCGCTGAATCAAAAGAAACCATCGAGCGGTGGAATTTTAGGTGCTACAGTTGAAGGTCTCGGTAAAGCCAGTAGTGGACTTTCTGGATTAATGGATTTTTTACTAGGATCATTTGGTAAATTAATTAAATGGGGTGCAATCGCCGCGGTGGCTGCCTTCTTCTTCGGCGAACAGATAATGGATTTATTCAAAAATTTTGAATCATTGACTGGTATTAATCTTGCTTCATTAATAGCCGAAAATCCCTTAATTTCAGCAGCAATAGGTTATGGGCTTTATCAACTTGTTAAAATGTTATTAAGGTGGTCACTGAAAGCTATAGGCGGCGCCCTTGCCGGCCTTGGTGCTGCGGCGCTGTCGGGGATTTTAGGTAGTGGAGCTGATGCTGTTGATGTCGACGAACGCGATAAAAAGAAAGATGGAAAAGATGGAAAAGGTGGAAAGGGGAAGGGCGGCAAGATTCCAAGTTTAGAACCTCCCAAATCCGAACAACGACCTAAAGCGACTCCAGAGACAAAGCCTCCAGCAACTCCTGAAACAAAGCCTCCAGCAACTCCTGAAACAAAGCCTAAAGCGGTTCCAGAGACAAAGCCTAAAGCGACTAAATCAGCTCCTGTGCCAAAGCCTAACCCCGGTTCGGCCGCAGCGAAGGGTGTTGCAAAAATATTAGGTAAAACGGCTTTAAGATTAGTTCCAGGTCTAGGCTGGGCAATGCTTGCCGTCGATGCTTATCTATTATATGACTGGCTTTCTGAACCTGCAAATCTAACACCAGAAGAAGTTGAACAAAGAAGGATTGAATCTGGAAGAGCCCCGGGCGAAATACCAACAAATGAAAATTCGTCAGCGGCCCCAAATAGACGCAAAGCCTTCGAGAAGGAAAAAGAAATTCAAAAAACTGCAGCTAAACTAGCTGCAGTTATAGACGTTTCTCAAGGTGACAACCCTTATGCTAATATGGCTGCAGGTATTATAGATCCGATAGTATTACAGGGTAAGATCAATGCTTTTAATGAATATGGTGTCGATCGAGATAAGCAAAGAATTTCTCTACAAGAACGTGGAATAGTTTCATCCGTTACTACGGATCTTATGCAAAGAGACTACAAGGAAAGAACTGCATCTTCTACCCCGTCTGGTGGTGTATACACTGATGCTCGACAAACTAACTATAGTTCTGTCAGTGCACCGAGCTATGTGCTTCCTATGGGTCCTGCTGTTGATCCATTAGATCCGGGATACGCTACAAGAAGAAGATAAAGGAAAGGCGCCCGAAGGCGCCTTTCCTTAACCGTTTGCAAGACGAGCAAAGTAACTCGTAACATCCTCTTGGCTATCATCTTCATCCTCTTCGGAAACCATCTCTTCGATGTTCTGTGGGGGAGCTTCACGCATGTTACGTGGAGGTGATTGATTACCAAGCTGGGATTCTTGAGTAGGGGTAAGAACCTTATCAGTGCCAAGCACTTCATTCATCTTACGCTCAAGCTCTGCATAGCTCTTGAAGTTCTTCGGATCGGTATATTCACCCAGATCGTGAAGGGAGTTATAGATGCCTTCGAGCTTAGTTTCATCACCATCGAAGAGTTCACTAGGTGAATCAAACTCTGACTTATCATAGTTGGTCCAGCCATCGACCTTACGGATCTTGATCTTAAAGTTAGCACCAGCCCAGAAGTCGAATGGGTTCATAGGAGTTTCATCAGCGTACTGAGGCTGCATAGCATCCATGACCTTATCGAAGATCTTCTTACCAAACTCGTACAAGAAGACTTTACCTTCGTTGTCTGGGTTAGCAGGATCTGAGACAACCAAAACGTTAGCAACATAGTGCAGTCGACGCTTCTGGTCACGCGCTTGCTTACGAGTCTCTGACTTATCGTCATCAGACATATTCCAGAGTTTGCTGTTGAGCTTACCAACTGGATCTTCCTGACCGAGAGTCGTCAGAGAACGTTCGATGTACCACTTACCGGTTGGGCCTTTGAAGCCGTGATCCCAGTAACGAGTCCAAGGTAGATCCTGACCTTCAGCTGCAGGAAGGAAACGAATGACCGCATAGCCATTACCCATCTTATCGACGGTTGGCTTCCATTGACGATCATCTTTGTAGGAGGATTTTTCGCCACCGCCTGCGGACTGAGCTGCTTGAACGAGCTTGTCGATAGAGTTGCGGCTGCGCTTGAGATTTGCAAAAGACATGTTGTATTCCTTATATTGCGTTGTATGAACAGTGTATTATACCATATATGTGTACCGAAGTACATACTATATATGCAAATTTTCCCTTACATAATCGGGAAATTTCTTATGATCCATCGATAAAGCCGTTTCCCTTAATACACGGATGAATCTTTCTGGGTCTTGATAGTAGTCTGTTATTGTCGAATCTTTATAACCAGTATTCAGATCCAATTTGTTTTCAAAGTAATTCTCTAGACGAGTTGGGTTATAGGTATCGTTTACTAGATCCTCGAAATAGATCTTTTCCATGCAAGACATCTTCTCGGAGTAGTAATAGGACTTTAAAAGATTATGCGCATTGTAACGCAATCCGAAATCCCCATACACTAACTCGTTTGATCCTATCCTATTCTTACTACTTTTATTTTCATCATAGCCGAATCTTAAAAGCACAATCAGGCTCAGGAAGACCTTCTGTACATCTTTTCGGATTAATACGATCTGATCGAAGCTCCTTGTATGCTCTGTAAACATATAAGAATCATACCACCACGTCTTCAATCCAACAATCTTGTCAGGATTGTTTGTTACCAGATCTTCCAGATAAGTCTCTTCATCCAGAACACCTGCATATGGACTAAATGGTTCATAGTCATAATCACTGTACATGTACACATTATCAAGTGCAGCAAATCGACTGCACAAGAAGGTAGTGCCACTTCTCGGTGTACCAGTAACTATGAATTTCTTCATTCGAAGAAAAGCTCATTACTTCGAGGGATTAGATTCAGCCTCATAGCTTCACCTTCGATCTTCTCTTGGATTGGGCCAGAGACAAACTTCTTTACATCCTCTGGATCAATGCCATGATCTTCACAGGCATATAGTACAGCCTCCATATAGCTCATCTTCCTATCCAAGACGTGCTTCTCTACGATCTTGGAGAATTCAGATTTAGTCAAAAACTTACTCATTTATCTAGTGCCCTCAAAAGAATTGTATCCTTGTTGATCCGGCCACTCACTTCATCGATTGTCTTAGTCGACAATGTCTCCCAGAATTTATTGATCACTGTCGGTGTCTTAGTAAGGAACGTAGAAAGCTGTTCCTCTGGTTTGCGAAGTCGGATCGACCGGCTTTTCTCTGAACTAATACCATAGATGGTACTACCACGAATCTCAAAGCCAGCAGTACGTTCTGAAACGTACTCTGTAATTATACGACTTTTTACGTTGAATGTATATACCCTAGCTGCACCAATAATGGTGGTAGGATTAATAGAGTTCAGCTTGAACTCCGAAGAGTCCTTGGCATAGGTTAACTTCGTGATCTGTTTGTCTGCTGACTTGACCTTCGGCTTCGAAGGCTTACGAGCAACCTTCTTGAGAAGGACATAACGCTCTGCATCTGACACAATCAATTGGATCAGTTTAAGATACTCTTTGCGCTTCGCTACAGTCATATGATTGTAGCCTTCGACGAGATCCGGTGTCTTATTGTTCACCAGTTCCTCGAGTTCTTTCTTTAGAGGGATATAGTAATCCACAACATGCTTAGCGGAGAAAGAGTTCAAGTCTGCTTTAATCATTTCGTTGTAGACCGAATAGCTGTCGACATCGACAGTCACACCTCTATAGAAATCATCAAGGACCGCTTCGATGTTTGCAATGAAGTCAGAGGTACGTTCTTTGACCACATCCATAGGAGATTTAGCGGGAACACTAGGCTTATCACTGTCATCTTTCTCGATCAGCTTCCGCATCGCCCCCTCGCGGGTACGCTCGATGTAAGAGCGGATCTTACGCTCACCGTCCCAGTTCGAAGGCCATTCGTACCCAAGCTTCTTCCAGGAGATAGTAGCTGCAGTGCCATACTCCGAGCTATAGTAATAGTCAGGAGCATTCAGGAGAAGAGTACGTTCTTCCCCTTTATAGTTCTCTTTAATGTAACCACGAAGCACCTCACCAATTTCTTTCTTCTCCACATCAGTGCGGAGATAGTCGGCAAACCAGTGGAATGACTTGGTGGGTGCAGCAGCAATACCAGTTCTTACCTTACGGGGAAGCGGTGTAGCCTTTTTACGCTTTGGTTGTGTTCTTCTTACGACGGCGGCCATTGGGCATATCCTCATTCAGTTTAATCAAGTGGAGTTCGCCATCTTCGTCTGTATAAGACTTGACAAACCCTTCATCGGAAAGATATGAAATTGTACCTGCGATAATAGACTCGTTGCCTTTACGGCCAACAGAGTAACCGATCATCATTGCAACAAAGGAAGCTGCGGCGATGATAATCCAGTTAAGGGTAACGGGGTCGATAAACATTGTATTCTCCTATACCGTTTAAACTATTTATCGTTATCCAGGTCCTGCTCATAGATGTAGAGTGGACCAGGCTTTTCCTCTTTCTTACGGAAAAGCATGTTCCACCTTAGGATAAGCATATACTTGATATAGGTGAACCAGCTCATGAAAAAGAAATCACACTATCAATACGGAATGAACGCCAGCCTTGTGCCTTTACGTCCCAGACAGGAATAACTTCTTCACTAATGGATCGAATCTTTGTTTGGGAAAGCGGATCGGCTTGGGTAGCAGCAGGGATAGAGTCTTTCTGCAATGTGCAGATCATATCACGCTCTTCGCCGGTGGCTTTCTTAAAGATCACACGGCATTCACGTTTATTCAGCTGTTCGAGCATTTCTTCACGAGTCATTTGTTATCCCCTTCAAGTGAGTTCATAATATCATTCAGAGCGATCAGCACCTTGGCAAGATCGTTATTTAGCTCTTGAACCTTCTTCCCAATAAGTTCAAGTTGATATTCAGTGCCTGCAATCTTATCCTTTAGCTTATGGATTTCCATCTGCAGGCTAGCATCATTCCCATTCATTGTCATACCTCGTAGTTGCACGATAGGTTTCACCGTAGTACTGTTCTGCGTACTTGGGTGCATCAGTCCAGTAGTTGTCGTTCTTGCTTTTATCTTCTTCGACAACTTTTGCAGCACGCTGAGGAACTTCCTCGTACTTGTCGAAGTGATCGATCAAAGAACGAGACTTCGTCTTGATCGTGGACATTTTCTTCTTACGCTCTGCGATCTTGCGGATCAAAGCGATACGTTCTTCATAGGTAACTGCGACAGTCATCAGGATTCTCCTTGGTTACATTCTCTATATAAGCCATCTAGGTCCAAATGTAAACCCCCTAATTTATTTTTTTTCAAAATAAATTTTATATGCTCCCTCAGGCTTCTTCATAGCCATAAGGAATTCACCAAACATCTTGTGGGAAATTAGGATAAGGTCGTATCTTTCATGGGCATCATTCCACTGACGAAAGAACGCACCATTGTCATCGATAATGACTTCAAGGTCTTCGTGTTCGCCACTGTCATCTAGAATGGTAGTGACAGTGGCGCCGAACTCAAACTCGTTTGTAAACAATCAAACCTCTTCCAACATCGATGCTTCGATACGCTCTGCAAGTGATTCGTAGTTCTCAGCAGCGAAGATCAGTTCTTCGATGATACGTGCACGGTCGTGCCCGAACGTATCCGCGCGTCGCGCGATACCACGAAACTTGTTAGCAATCTCAAGAGCAGCTTGGATATCGAATCCGTTCATGATGTATCTCCTTTGTTACCTTACTAATATAAGGTATAGGATAGGGAATGTAAACCCCCTATTTTCAAATTAACCAAAAATACCTTCGATGAGATACTCAATCTCTTCATTAATCTCTTCTAGGTTAACGATTACCTTAGAATAGTCCAAATCTAGTTTCTTGGGAAGATTGTACTCGATATACTCATCTGAGACATTACTTCTCCAGACCTGATTACCAAAGACTTTATCCAATGCCACCTTCATATCTTCAATAGTGGTCAGATCTTCATAATAAAAGGTATGATGTTTATAGCCACTTCTTTCAAGGTGGGTTTCGAACTGATCCATCATTGCAGCTGCTTTCAGCGTCGGAATAATAGAGACACCAAGCTCTGGGTTAATAACAATTGGATTTTCTTCTAGGTAATCATACTTCGATTGGTTCATACCTCTCTTATGCCAGAGGTTTGTATGCAAAGAAACCAAAAGACTTAAAGCCATACCTTTGATATCTTTTCTACGAGTAATAACAAAGGTACGATCGGAAAAGAAATCTAAAATGCTTCTATCAAACTTTTCATCCAGATTTTCATTAATATCGATATCTTCAGCCATAATTTTGATATTATAGTGACGACCTACTTTTCTCTCTTGCTGTAGAACTTGTAGTTTGTGTCCGATTCTTTGTCTTTTGTTATTATAAATTGGCGGATAGACAAAGTGGTGGGTAATAGGCGCATTCTCCCTATTCAAAGGGAAGTATTCCATAAGATTCGTTCGGCTCAGGTGAACATCTTCAGAAAAATATCTGTGAGAATATTCTTGGAAAAATTCTGTTTGGTGACCTAAAGAATGGAGTCCTAGAACAGATTCCATATAAGGTGTTGCTAACTCCATAAGAGCAGTAGATCTAGATCTGGGTGTTGCAAAAAAGATTGGTAGTTCAATTCTCATTTTTTTCTCTTTCTTCACGAATTTTACGCTTTAACCATTCATGATATAACTTTGATCTTCCATCAGTAAATCATGTCTAGGTAGTAAGGGATTGCATATCTTTCTAGTTTCGAATTTCCATGTGGGGTTACCATATGCGGCAAAAACGTAGGCATAAGCACAATAGCACTTTCTGATGGAACCATACAGATGGGATGCCCATGATTAGGATATCTATCTACCATATTTCTATTTTCAGCTGTAGTTGAATAAGCTGCAGGACCAAGAGCCGAAACCTTAATACATTCGATAGGATCAAGCAATACGATGCTTCCTGGTTTGGGGTTTGATAATGATTCCACTGTTGGTAATGCAGAATCTAAATCCACATCAGGATTCTGCCATTCATTGTTTATAATACCATAGGTTGGATAATAAACCCCAGTCCAATATGTTTGTGCACTATGACTATGTGGCATACTATAAGACACAGGGTCTTTATAAACCTTGCCACATAAAGTATGAACCTTTACATCTTTAATATGAAACCCAGCCTTAGCGATCGACGGCTTTGCCCATTCCTCAATCATCTCTGCGAGCTGCTGGAAGCTTTCATATTTTCTTTCTAGATTATGTGTAGTAGAAATATCACCCACGCCCGAACGATTCTTCGGAGCAGGGTTGTTTTGGATATCGGTCCAGATGTCGGCTACGAGTTGACGATTTAGTTCTTTCGTCTTATTACCAAGCATACCGAAAGAAGCCACAGTTGGAAAAATCTGCAAATCAATGTTTTTCATTAATAAATCTTTTTAATATAATAGTCAAATGGTTCGTCAGTGCAATAGACAATCTCATGGCCGTCGAGTAGTTTACCTCGAAGGGTGTTGTTATCTATTCTTTTGATGTATCTCATATGAAAAGTCTTGGGTGTTTTTGACCCTTTGATATAAATCTCGACTACATAGTAATCTTCGAAGATTCTTTGGAATAGATTCGGACTTTTACTCATTGATATCCTCCATAGTTCTAAGTCTTTCCCACGAAAAGTATGCAGCTATGCCAACTACAAATGTAACGGGGTTAAGGTTAACCAACCCCGAACTAATTAAATCGGCCGCAATGAAGCATAAACAGTAATCGGAGAGCCGCATTATACGCCTCTCCCATGTGCTACACCATCTGCACCATAGCTAGCTGCAAAGCCATGCGGCTTGAGCTTTGGTTCGATACCAGTAGAGCCAAGAACGTAACCAGCAGCTTCGGTAGCCGCACAGTTTGAACCGTGCTTCGGGTCAGTGTTTACGTCCAGGTGGATTTCCACTTCGAACTCGTCAACGAATGGTGCGATCTGATTATATAGCTCGCAAACTTTGCGGGCTTCGTTAATCATACGCATCTTCGGACGGTTCTTCTTTAAATCGAAGTCACGCTCGTGTGATACATTTGAGAAGATACGGCAACCTGAGTTACCATTCTTGTGAATGATAAGCACTGTTGCAAAGCGCGCATAAGGCGCTTGTTCCGACTCTTTAAAGTATCGAACAGAGTCACAGCCAAGATAGATCTTGGTGTTGCTATTCAGAGTGACAAGTAAGTCTACGATTTCTTCGATTTGCTTCTGGGTAAACATGATTTATTCCTTTCCTTACCCCTTCATACTACCATAAAAAAAAGCGGTTGTAAACCGCTTTACTCATTTATATATTCTAAATCTATCAGATTTCGTTTATATTCCAGATTTTCTACTATTGGTTCATCTACTAAAAAGTAATTGTAGGTATACCTTACACTCGAAGAAAGATAGTCATGGAGTGTGTGGTCATGTCCACAGAATACAAAAAGTCTGTTAGGCTTCCATTCTACTTCAAATGGGGCTTCATTTGGGGTTTTATAAAGGCGAGTTCCTCTATTTTCTGCTGGGCCAAGATAGAGAACGGCAGACATAATTTTAAATGGCGCCTCGATGTGCATATCATGGACAAAATTTGCCGGGGTGACAGCGAAATGTATAAACTTTTTTAAATTGGTATATTCTCTTTTAGGAATATCTTTTCTTTCCTCGAATATCTTAAACAAAAGCTCTATTTGCGGGGTAAAATCGTATTTTAATATCTCTCTGGAAACTCGGTCTGATCTACAATTTACATCCATAGCTTTGGATTTTAGCCATTCAAATTCCTTTTCAGAAAGATAATTATCAATATAGAAATAAGGCCAAGGCTCATTTTTAAATTCAATATTTTCATGAGAATCATATTTTACCATATCACACCAAAATTCCTTATAGTTATCGTTTTCTATAACATTTCTTACTAATCTATTTGCAGTATGTATGCTTGGAACATCTATACTTCCATATACGAACCCGTTATAGACATTACCGTTTTCATTTATCTGGGTAATTCTGTTTGAAGCCATACATCCAGTTCCCCAAGCATTTCTTCTTATATCAGTAACATACGGTAAAACCGTATTTTTATTTCTATAATATCTTATCGTATTTTCTCTAGTTGATTTTCCTAGCCCAATAGTAGGAACTCTCGCCAAAGAGCCTATAAAATACGTTGATCCTATATAACTAATATGAAGTTTTGTATTTAATAGTAACTCATATACCTTATCAATAGAATCTTTATAAGAGATATATTTTATTTCGATATTTTTAGATATTAAATATTTTTCAATAAATGACCAATTTTCATAAAAATAATGCTGATTCCAAAAATTCCCAACTTTTTCAGGCAATTGTACAGTAACGTAATCACCCTTGCCTTTCCACTTTTCTTTAGAAATCCATAAATTATTCAAATCCCAGTGAGAATCCATCCTATCTAAAATGGGATCTTTGCTAATATACAGAGATATTACCATACCATTCGTAGTAGGTTCAAGATTTTCAATAAACCACCGAAATCTTTTTAACGTATTTTCCTCATCCGTACTTTTAAATTTTCTAAAAGAGTTTTGGGGTAATATTATAGTAATATATGAAATATCTTTTATATAACCCTTCTTAACTCCTAATTCAATATTCAGAAAAACCTTGCTAAGTTTATTTACTATAGGGGCATATGTTGTTACTGTATGATTACAGAAACGTATAATAGTGGAATTATCTGGGGTAGCTTTAACTCTGGATAATTCAATTTTTTCTGGCACGTTTAAGTAATATGTTTTAAAATGCAACATAAGGATCAGCCTCACAAGCCCAAATATTATTTTGTCTTTCTAGAATTTTTTCTTTACCTGGAACTGCAATGGGGGTTTGGAAAAAGAATTCATTGTATATATTTTCGAAGTAAGACAGATCTTCACTAGCGTCTATTGAACCCCAATAGTCTTTGTTGAAGAAACAGTAATATTTTAGTCTTGGAACAATATGATCTAGGTCTTCTTTTTGCAGGAATTGCTTTGGCATCTTAAGGATAGATCCGATAGACTGTAATCCTTCGTTCGATAACCAGTCTTCATCCACATATCCTTTTTCAACTGCTATATCTCTTAGCTCCGTTCCTCTGTAAGGAATAAAAACTGATATGGAAAGACCATCATATCCTTTAATATTTCTTACAAGGTCCACTGTCTTGAATATATGTTCTTTCGTCTCGTCAGGCATACCTACAATAATGTTTAGCCCGTATGGAATACCAGAGTTGTTTAAAGCTTTAGCTTTCTCATAGTAGACTTCATTTGTAATTGGTCGCTTTAACATGGTCTTGCGATATTCCTCATCACCAGACTCTATCCCAAACTGGATACGATCACAGTGTGCAGCTTTCATTGCAGCAAGGAGTTCTTCGTCGACATTCTCCAGACGAGTATTACACCACCATGGTATATTATACTCTTGTATCACAGAAAGGAGTTCAAACATCTCCTTTCGCGGTCGCGCGAGGAAAGAATCGTCAATGATAAACCAATAATCAGGATTGAACTCTTTTAAGTAGTAGTCAAGCTCTTTTCTAATCTGATCGTTGGTTTTTCTTCTCAGATATTGCTTATCCATCTTACGAGTCATAGGACTATTACAGAACGTGCAAGAGTATGGACAGCCCCGATAGGTTTCAAGCTGGATAGCTCTGACTATCCTACCGCCAATTGGTCTTAAGAATCTATCTTTATGAAATAGACTGTAGTCAGGTATAACATCGTTCAGATCCACAAGTGGTTGGAACGGGTTCTTAACCACCTTGCCATTCTCTTTATACCATATACCAGGAACATCCCGCCAGTCGGTATTGTCTCTTAAAGCCTTTACTATACCGTGTACTACACTCTCGCCTTCATATCGACATATGATGCTAATCAGATCGTTACTAATACAAACCTCTGGCGCATTAATGGCAAACACACCACCGATTACAGATAAGATATTCTGATCTTTTACCGATTCCATCATCATTAGTGCATCATGATATGTGTCTTCAACGACAGAATAAAGAATCAGGTCTGGCTTATAAGAGGTTACTCTATTAACAAAGTCTGGGATCATATCCTGCGTAGGTTTAGGATATACACCTAGATCCTGATAGTTAAACGATCTACCACTTCCTAATTTGCTTTTAAATAAAAATCCTTCACTACCAGTATCAGAATAACTTGTAGTCTCGAAAAGATCGACTTCACAGCCAAGGTATTTTATAATGCTAGTAAACAGCCCAACCGATAGAGCTGGTGTTAACATTAAAGGGAGATTCGGATAAGCGATTAATACTTTCATTTCCTGAATTCACGCATATCAAAATCACCACCAGTAAGGATATTATAATTTGCATCAAAGTTCGACCAGACTAATGCTTCTGGTGTATCATATAGCATATCACAATTTTTGCAATAATCTATCTCATCGAATCTATGTTCTCTGTGCATCTTACGAAGATGCTCATACGCTTCTCCGTACCAAATCTCTTCAATAGAGTTCTCGCTAAGATGACCAAGTACTGCTTTGCTATCTTGCCCTAGAACCATACAGCATGGAACAACAGCACCAGTCTTGCCATCATTACCACCAGCACGAACAATTAGATCCGGGGAGAAAGGTCTGCCACAAGATCTTTTATTCTTCTTTTCTGCTCTCCACGTTACTTCATCATAAACGCCAGACCAGTTGTGCATTTTCCAGATAGAGGATTTTATACCTGGAACGTGGTCAATCCAGTTTTTTCTATACTGGTCAATCTCATACTTGACCTGATTGTTGTCGATAATCAGATGATAAGAACCAATAGTTGCCTTTGATCCAACTGATTCGATGTATCTTATAGCCTCTTCGGCATGCCTACGTACGGTATAGAACCTTTCCTCAGGCACATTCTTTTTATTATTATATAATTTTACTTGGTCTTCAAGTTTCATCCACTCATTGTATTTTGCGGGATTGTATCCAGTTACAGAGAATCTAGCAAAGTGAAGACCCGCATCTACAGTGGCTTTCATGAGTTCATCTTTGAACCAAAAGCCATTTGTGATGAAAGACATTTTAAATCCGCGGTCTGTTCCCGCGCGTACGAATTGAGGGAGTTTGCGATTCATAGAAGGTTCACCCGAACCTTCAAGGTAAATCTCTTTTACCTCTGAATCTAAGAGTTGATCTAATGCGTCAACAAACATCTCATAATTCATCATTCTGCGGAATGACGATTCTCTTCCCCCATCAAAAGAATGGGGACACATTTTGCAGGAATAATTACAAGCCCCGCAAATCTCAATTACTGCTTTTTTAATCGGAAGCATTAAAATGAAGACCCGGACTTTTTCGTCCAATCGTAGCATTCATACCAACGGACCATCCAGCCCTTCTCTTCAACGAATCCATATCCTATACTCATTACGGAGATGGGATTCGAATTCCTCGACCTTTTTTAATCGATCGGGCCATAGTATATAATCTTTATCTGGATTCTTTTTTAGATTGCTCAGAAGAGGAATCATAGCTTTATACAAGTTATCAAGTCTAGATTGAAGATCTTCCACTGTTACTGAAGATAATTCATCTTCATTTACAGCCGTAAACCCGAAATCAAAAATATTAGACATAGATTACCTTTTTAAATGGTGCCGGCACGAGGGTTCGAACCCCGGACCTGATGCTTACAAGGCAACTGCTCTACCAACTGAGCTATACCGGCATTGGTGATACACTAGTATGTATCACCTTTTATTTACTTAATACCTAGGCGCGCCAAAGTTTTTGGTCCGGCAATACCATCGGCGGTAAGACCATTGCGGGTCTGCCATTCCTTTAGTTTTGCTTCAGTAGCAGGACCAAAATCCCCATCAGCTTTCAGATTCAAAGCTGCTTGGAGTTTCTCAACGATTTTACCTTTTGAACCGACCTTAACAGTAGTTGGTTCAGCAACCTTTGCGGCAGCTGCAGGAGTAGCTTTTGCAGCAGGTGCAGCAGCGCTTACGCTTACCTTACCACCGAGAATTGCAAGTGCACCTTCCCAGCGCTTTTGGCGATCTGCAAGACCGATATCACCACCGTTAATGATCTTAGTCATTTTAACGATATCACCAGTGTCTGCGATTGCATTAAGCTTCTTATTGCCCCAGAACCAGCAAGCACTTTCGATAGCACCCTTTTCGGTTGCAACGTATTCAGCTGCTTCTTCTGCGGTCATACCAACAGACTTACCAAAGGCGGTATAGTTATCACGACCGGTAAGTTGCTTTAGACCACGGCCACGGAATCTCCAGCCGTCACCTTCTTTTACGTTACCCATCTTTGACTTACGGAATTCATCCATATAGACATAGTTAGCGATCTTCTCTGGGTTGCGAGCATACTCTTTTGCATCACGCTTACCAGCACCAGTACCAAAGTAACGACCAAACACTTTTAGCAGTGTTTCTTCTTTATAATTTAAATTTTCTTCAAGTGCAGTAAAGTTTGCGCTCTCGTGCGCGCACTGTGCGATGAAACCAGCAATACGGTTTGGAGTATTAATCTCGTACTTAGGAAAAAGTTCCGTCATGGCTTTATACCATGCGGAAGCATTTTTATTGCCAGGAATCATAGCTGCAAGATGTTCTTCTTTGAAAAAATCCATATGAGCCCCTATGAAATATGATTGGAGCGGGTGGCCAGAATCGAACTGGTCTCCTACAGCTTGGAAGGCTGGTTGGCTACCATAGCCTCACCCGCATAAGTGCTCGTCTCTCCGAGCTGTCATGTTTCGCCGGCTAATACGCCAGGCCTTCATCTTACATTTCGATGGGTTAGCTTCGATTATCGCTTACTATCCACAAATTAAAGACTGGATGGTCTGTGGACCTCGTCGATACTATCTAACCGTTTGCCAATGTGTAATCACTTACACTGAGCTTGGTTGCAGTATCCATCCAAATAGTATATATCAAATCTTATGTGCTGGGATCATTCCGAGCCACACTGCGATTTTGTTCTTATGCTCACGCCAAAGATCATGGTCATACTCGTAAGTCTTACGTTCTCTATTAAACTTCTTACTGATCTTCTGATCTGCTGGACCATACTTGTTAACCATTTCACAGACACGTGGATGGATGTAGCAATATAGTACACTAAGATCATGGCACTTCTGTTCAACACTCTTGTAATCTTTACCAGCAAGATATGCACGAGCAAGGAAGGTAGCTCGATTCTCGTTACGCACGTCCCAACGACGATGCCGATTCAATGAACAATATGACATATATGCCTTATCGTGCCAGCGAGGATATATATCGTTATTTCCAGCTGCACGATATTTGTTTAGCGACCACTGATGTTGCTTAAGCAGTTTGTGTTCTTCAAAACGGATAATACGAGCTTCTTCACCAAGGTGTTTAGATTTAATTTTTAGTTCTACAGACATTTT